GGCCTTGTTGTCCGTCGACACGGCACCCGTTCCCGCATTGTTCGTGCGGTTGCCAGTGATCAGGAAGTCGTTCGAGCTAACGACCACAATGCAGTGATCGCTAGTAGTGCCGTCGACGTTGTTGCCACTGACAGTGGTACCGGTGCTCTGCGTGATGTTGATTCCGGTCGTCGCGCTACTCCGCACCGTGTTGCCGCTGATCGACCCACCGTCAGAGAAGTTGTTGAAAATGCCGGTTGACCCCGTGGACGACACCGTGTTACCAGTGACCACAGGGCGAGAGCAGTATTCGACATGGATGCCGTTAGCCGTGTCGGCGGCATTGCCAAGAATCGAGTTACCGGAAATGGCCACCTGGTCGCACGTCGCGCCGCTGTACCCCTTTACGCGAATGCCGGAATCTGTGCCCGGTCGCTCGATCGTGTTACCCGTAATGGACAGGTTCCGCGAGTTTGCCGAGTAGCCAGCGCTCGCAGGGTCGGGATGCGTCAGCGCAATACCGCTGTATCCGGTCCCGTCAATCACATTGTTGGCGATGATGGCACGGCGCCAGCCATAGCCTCGGATACCTTCCTGGAGTGTGCCCTCAATGCGGTTGTTGACTATCTGGATCCCGTAGTAGTAGGCGCCAGATGCCAGCGTGTGAGACCCAACCCCACGCCCGAACTTCCCCGTGCGCGCCGAAGTGCCGAAGTAACAGCCGTCCACCAGGATGTTTTTCGAAGGAGTACTGTCGAACGCGCCGATGGACGAGCTGCCGCTAGCGCTGATATCGATCTGCACTGCTTCGCTGAACTGCCGCGAGGAGTCGGCCGTGTTGTCCTTGAACCCCAGGAAGCGGCAGTTAAGGGCCCTGCCCCCGTCGATGGCATTGAACTCCAGCGCGTGAGCAGTCGACGTGTTCTCGATCGTGACGTCCCGCACAGTGATGTTCGTCGCGTGCACAAAGTTCATGACGTCGGTCTCAGCGGTGACCGATCCAGTCGTGCCGTTGAATGCGTTACCGTCCCAACGTCCACCGAGGATCTGGATATTGGAGTGTCCGCCGTACAGCGAAAACGTCTCGGTACCCAGGAAGTTGCGCAGCAGACCCGTATTGCCGATGGCCTTGATCGTGGCGCCGTACGCGTAAATGGTGGTGTAGTCATAGACCACCAGGAAGGTGCTAACAGCGTAGGTCTTGCCCGGAGTGAACTGGACCAGGCCACCCCCGCTGGTGTGTGCCAGATCGAGGGCAGCCTGAATCGCTAGCGTGTCGTCCGTGACCCCGTCACCAACGGCGCCGAAGGTTTCCACATTGACCGTGCTGGACGTGTTCAGTCGCTCAAGCATGTACTGAAGACGGCCGCCGGTAATGTCCATACCGGGGCGCCACTGGTCGACAGGCGTACTCAATTGGTTCTCCTTACAGTGAAGTGACGGGAGGCACAGCGACGTTCACCGCAGTGCCAACCGCCTGCGCCTTGACAACACCGTTAAGCGAACGGTCAACAGTGAATGCCTGCGAGTCGGTAATGCTGACGTCGTCGTACGTGACATTGACGGGCAGCGTGTTGGTTGTGTTAGTACCAATCAACGTGCGCAGCCCCATGCCCCCAGGGCCAGCGAGATCGGTGTCAGACACGACCACCTGCCAGCCACTAGGCTCCGCGCTGGTCGTCTTCCAGAGCTTCGCCGAAAGGGTGGCGCCCTCGACCCGGAAGCGAACTGTGTAAGAGTCGCCAGCGGCGTGCGCGATTGTTGACGCAGCAGTGCCTAGGAGCGTCTCGGTGGGGACGCGCTTCCGGATGGATAGCTGAGCAGTCGCCGCAGGCGCGAAGTAGACCCGCGCGAAGTAGAAAGAGGTCACATCAGAGTTGGTCCGCAGCAGGAAGTACGCGTACGCGCCGTCTCCGACAGGAACAATTGGCATCGTCACCGTGGCCAACAGTTCAGCGTCCACTAGGCTGACACTGTCCAGCGACTGAATCCGGTACACGTTCCGCGTAGTGAGCGAGTGTTGCCCCTTGCTTCCGGTCGTGCTGTAGTCACTCAGCGGGGCGGTGCTGTGTCGAATCCATGCCTGCCCAGAGTCGGCCGTAGCCCAACCGTTGGTCCCGGTGCGGGTGAACGTGTCAGACACGCTCTGCGTGACGGAGGTGACCCGCATCTCTTCGCCGCTGACCTTGATGTAATACGGCAGCTCCGCAGGGTCAGCAGTCCACAACGGGCCAGCGGTAGTGCGGACGTACAGCTTGGTTTCGGTAGACGTCGCAGCCGTAGCCACAATCGAGCCGTCCGTGTCCGCCGTAGCGAACTGCGGGTGATCCGTAACTGCCGTGTCCCACGGGCCAGCGGGTACACAGTTGAGGGTCAACTCCCACGTGTACAGGTCGAGAGACTCAGACCAACCCATGACGAGTAGCTCTACGTCGTCGTGTGACACCCACTCGGGCAAGTCCGTGATCCGAATCTTGTCCCCCTCGCGCATGCGCAGCACGTACGGAATGAGCCACTCGGCACCAGGCTTATGCAGCATGAGTGAAACCGTCGGGTACCGCGCGCCGTCGTGCGTGCCCAGATGCAGCCGCCAATACGCCGTTGGTTCCGCCTGGTTATCGTCGGCGAGACTCAGCGTGTACGAAGCGTCGTACTTGCCTATGCCGTCCGGTGCAGCGTTGACCGACAGCGGACCGGACTCCAGCACCGCGCGACCAGACGAGCCACCATCGCGAGTAACGGTGACGTCGTTGACAATCGCACTGTCGTCGTCGACAGGATCGATGTCCGGCCCTAGTCCCGGCTCCTCGTAGCTCAGCTCGAACAGTGGAGTCTGCGCGTACAGGCTCGACCGGTCCCGGTAGTGCAGCCCGATACGGGTCATGTCTTCCGTGAACAGTCCGCCGTCCGCCTCGGCAGCAGCCTCAAAGAGGTTGACTAGTGAGTCCTGCCGCTGGAAGCCAACCGGCGCAACCGGCAGCGCCCCCGGGGTACGGGTGAACGACAGACTCTCCTCAGCGGACAACCGGCGCATGCGCTCTACGGCCGTCTCACCCAGGTAGGCATCATCCGATCCGTCATACAGGGTCGAGCCAGCCTCCCGCAGGACAGCGAGGTGACCGACACCCCAACCCGCAGTGAGCGCAGGCCAGTCCGCCGAAATCATCGTCACGCTGCCACACGTGCCCGTGGGGTATGTGCCAGTGAACGCGCCAGTGTCACCGCCAACATCCTGCCAACTGATACGCCACGTGAACCCGACTCCGTCCGCGTCGTCGATTGCCCAGAAACGCAAGCGCGTCCAACCGTGGAACACGTCGGCGCCAACGGCGATGGTTTGAGTAACGATCTGCACGTTCGTCGAGGAGTAACCCTGCACCGTGGCACGGCCGTTGCGCAGCAAGACAACCCAGCGACGGACAACGCCGTTGCTGCTGAGAATCTTGACTAGCTCAACGTCCTCGCCAATCGGAATGTTGTCGTCTGCGTTGTAGACAAACTCGACTTGCCATTGTCCGGGCGTGAACGCAGGGACCGGGGCAGACAGGGAGCTAGTCCCAGTCAGTTTCGGCAGGGGTGCTGACGACGGAAGCGTCCCGAACGATGCCCACTCGACCGAGGAGACCGAGGCAGGGAACACGCCAGGGATCGGCGAGTACGCCTGTACTGCGTCCTGCTGCTCCTCCATCGGCCAATAGGCCACAGGGTTACCCGACGGGATACGTCGGCGCAGAGTCGAGTCAAGAGCCTTGGCGCCCTGCCCGAGTCGGCGCAGGATCCCATTCGCTGTGATCGGCACGTACCGGTCCGCATCATCAGTCGACCAGCGGAGAGGCCAGGAAGCTACCTCGCCAACGAACCTGTCTTCTCGGTCCCGTACCTCCGCAGCGCCGTTCAGCGTCCACGTAAGGGCCGAGGAGTCGACGAAGGTAACCGCACCTGGGGTGACCGCCCGGAAGTCCGGAGAAGCCACCACAGAGCCGTTGATGCCGTTGCGTACCTCGAACCGGTACCCGCGCCCGTTCAGGGGATGACGTGGCGCGTACGTGCCGCCCCGGTAGTCGCTGAACCCCACACGTAGCGGAGCACTGCCAGCGAAGATCGGGGAGGTTCCCGCAGTCACAGTTACAGGCTTGCCAACCAGCGTCCACGCACCATCGAGCGAGGGGGCCCAATAGAACGTGACCGTGTTTCCCCCCGCGCCGTTGTCAACGTCCAGAGTCGCGCGGATAGCGGCACGCTCCGGCAGCTGCGGTAGGGGCTGCGAGAAGTAGCGCTCACCGGCGCCCGTGCCGTCAGTCGAGAAGCGGAAAAGGACCAAGCCGTCGGCCACCTGTAGGAACCAGGACTCTTGGCCCGTGGTCCGGTCCCACTTGCCTACGACGACCTGGTTCGCAGGGCCATACCAGTCGGGGGCAATCTCGGCACGAACGTCAAGGTCTCCCGTGATGTCCAGCGCCGAAGTGTCCGGCGTAGAAACGAAGTTGGCGTCTCGGCCGTCAAGCTGTAGGTAGTGGTCACCATCGCTGGGCAGGCTCACACGTATCGGAGTGTTCCGACCAATGAGCCCGAACAGAGGTGACATGGCATTACGGGGAGAGTACTTCCCCGCGCGGTTGTCGAGCGTAAGTCGCAGCGAGGAGGGGTCAGCGGAGGAGCCCTGGTCGCGGAGTCCGCGCGTAATCTGCTTGGTGTCGCGCACGTAGACATCAGGACTAATGTCCGTCCACATGCCGCCTAGCTCCAGTTCCGTACGGATGTCCAGCGGGAAAGTCACCGCTGACCCCCTCTCTTATCGTGTGCCAAAGGCAGTTTGAACGTGGCCACGACCATCGGTCTTGACGATGCGCCGGATTAGTCGCTTCATGTCCTCATCAGATCCAGTCACGTCAATGACCAGAGTCTGCGCGCTACTGCCACCCGCACCACGCACGCTGGCAGCGTTTAGCATGCCGTCGAGCTTGGACAGTGGCAGAACGGCTTCCTGTTCGCGACCCTCACCGATCATCGCCATCGTTGGACCAGTGGTGACACCACCGCTCGCCAGATAGGGAATGTTCGGAGTGCCTAGGGTCACCTTTGGGATGTCGACACCCATGACGGAACCCCCGCCAATGGAGAACGAAAGGTTGTTCCACTTGCTGATAACCCAGTTGACAGCGGAACGGAACGAGGACTTTAGGCCGTCCCACATGCCACTAAGCGCGCTGCTGATCTTTCCAGGAAGTCCCTTGAACCAGCTAACCAGGCCGTTCCACTTGTCCTTTATGTAGCCAACGCCCGTGCTGACCCAACCAGGAATGGTCTTCGTGAAGAAGTTTCCGATGGGGTTGAACACGTTGGACTTAAGCCACGCCCAAGACGACGCGAAAGCGGACTTGATGGAATCCCATGCAGCGATCAGGTTGGCCTTTACGTTGTCCCACTTAGCGGCCATCAGAATGATGGTTGCGATCAGCAGAACGACGAGACCAACGATCCAGAAGATGGGGTTAGCCAGCATCGCGGAGTTCATCGCCCACACCGCGATAGCAGCAATACCGAGCGCCACGGCCAGACCGAGGAGCGCAGCAGCCACAATCTTTACAACCTCCGGATGCGCCGTCATGAAATCGCTAAGCCACTGCAAGAGAGGCTGTAGTGTCTCGCCGATTGTGGTTGCCATGGTGCGCCAGACAACGTCTAGCGACTGAGCAGCAGACGTGGCACCCGCCGCATTCGCAGCAGCGCCCGCAGCCTTATCCATGCCCGCCGCAGCAGCAGCACCCGCAGGCTCCATCGCAAGCAGCGCGTCTGTCTGCTCTCCGGCCATGTCGCCGAATAGCTGAACCGCTAGCTGTGCCTGCTTGGCAGGATCCTTGACGCCCTTGATTGCCTCGATAGCGGCACCCATGGCGCCCTCGGCGTCCTTGCCCCCGGCCTTCAGCTTCTTGAACATGTCGTTGGAGTCGAGCCCCAGCGCTTGGAAAGCCTTCTTGGCCTGGCCGGTGTTCTCTGTAGTGATACGGCCGAACTCATGGATGATGTCCGCAGCCTGGTCGATGTCCTTACCACCGGCCTTGACGTACTGAGACAGCATGCCGAGCGCGTCTTTACCGTCGATACCGAGCCGCTTGAACTGCTGCCCGTACTCGTTCAGTACGTCCGGGAGATCACCCAGCATTGACTTAGGCAGCACCTTTGCAGCCTGCGCCAACAGGTCGAAAGCCTCCGTGCCGTCCTTGGCGAGCCCGTTGTGAATCATCTGGCCAGCCGTAGTGGCAGCGTCCGCCACATCGACACCCAGCGCCGTTGCTAGCGCCATGGCGTCTTCGGTCATCTGGGTTGTTTGTTCCTGTGACATCTCGCCCATGTCGCCTAGCGCTTGGGTTACGGCGCCTACAGCGTCGCCAACCTCAGTGATGGACTCACCGAACCCGGCAGAGTAGACATCCCCCGCAGCCTTACCGGCCCGGCCTGCCTCAGCCTCAGTCATGCCGAACTGGTTTTGTAGCGTGGTGTCGAGCTGCTGCAATTCAAGACCGGCGTTCAATCCGTCCGCGAACAGCTTTCCTACGGCTGCACCAGCTGCTAGCCCAGCAACACCCTTACCCAGTTCACCCAGGTGACTGTTTGCCCGCTCGACCCCATCAGCGGTGCCGCTGTCCATCTCGCTGGTGTCTACCCCGATGGAAACGATCAGGTCATCTAGGGTCACGTCTCCGTACCTCCAATCTGAAGGTTGTACGCCTTGACAGCGGAAAGCATTTCCCGCCAATTCTGCCGCGCACCGGTATCCCACTTAGGCATGAAATCCTTGGGGGTCGACGTCTTGGAACCCTTACCACGGGAAGTGTTCGCGACAGTCGCCGTCAGCATGGCCACCAGGGAGTCAATGCGCTCGGGACCCAGCGGCCCCGTAACCTTTTCGTACGCCATCCATTCCGTGATTTCACGGGAGGTGACGCGCGAAAGAAGCTCCGGGACCGTATACCCCAGATGTGCCGCTAGTCGGAAGTAGAAGCGTCGTTCGTGGTCTTCGCGGATTTTCCCGCTTCCGCCTCCATGTCCTCCTTGCGCAGGCCCGAAAGCCGCATGGCAACATCGCCGAGTCGGTCGAGGACAGCGCCGTTCTTGGCGGACAGCGCCTTTAGGTCCTTGTCGCTGAACAGACGCTCGCCGCTCTCGTCGACGATGCTGCGGGAAAGGAGCTTGGCTAGCTGGTCAGCCATGTTCAGCCGCTGAACGGAACCGTTCGGGCCAAGGACCACCATGGAAGCCTGGTATGCGTTGCGGTCGCCACCGGTCATGCCAGCGACGCGAACAGTGCCGCCCCACTCTGGAACCGGTACATCCTCGTACTTCTTGTCTTCCGCAGCGAGGATGGCGTCACGGTTAAGAAGAGACATGCTCAGGCTCCAGGGGTGATGGTGGGCTTCCCG